GAAAAATGACCAGAGAGTAGGGGATTTTCGTAACGATAAAAAGTTAGAACGTGTTATTGGGCATGAAAGAGGGCAAGATGGAAGTGAGTGCATAACTCTTTATGAAGCAGTTGAGTGGAAAGAACAATACATTCCTTCTGCTCCACAGTTTGTTGGGGTTTTTAGCCTTGCTTTGGTTGGTGCTTCTGCACCATTGGTACTTCAGCTTGTCCGTCCAATAGTTAAACAGGTTGTTACTAAGATTACAAAGAAAAAGAAAACCAGTTCTTAATCGTGGAACTGGCAAGCGATTGATTTGAAATGAGTCAAATTGCAGTTAGTTGTGGGGAATGGTGCTGATGTGGGTTAAGATGCGTCAACCTGAGGTGAATGACATCGCAGAACATGGAAGTAATAAAGAGTTTTAGTTGCGAAGCTAGAAATGACTCTGAGTTGAATGACAACGAGAAACAATAAGTTGTAGCTTCACCTCGCAGACGATTAAATCCTAGAGGTGTTAAAAAGGTTTGACGTAATACCTTAAACGATTGATTTGTGAAGATACGAAAAGAACTAAGTCGAAAAGATTCACATTACAAGGAATGAAAATGAAGTGAAGTTCACTTCGCAAACCTATTAAGTTATAGAAGTGTTAAGGACAGTTTTAATCGTAAACTGACAACGATTGTTTTGATGGGCTGGGAAATGAGGGGCGAGACACGGAGGCAAACGGAACTGTCAAAGTCAAGAATAGAACCGCTTCAAGATACACTACATAGAGGCAAATCGAGGGGGGTCGGACTAGTAGACTAGTCATCTCGCAAACCTATTAAGTTATAGAGATGTCAAAGAAGGTTTTGATCGTAAACCTACAACGATAGTTTTGAAGCGAAACAAGGCGAGTCAGAGTGAGCAACCCTGTCTTGATGCGAGCCAAGGTGAACCGAGTAGTTTTCATCTTGTCAACCTATTAAGTATCAAAGATGTTGAGAAGGGTTTATCGTAACACCCATAACGATTGCCATAAAGGGAGATGAAAAGACAGAAGGTGCGATGATAAGATGGGAATGAATACGAGTCACGGCGATATACAAAAAGCTGAATCGCTACGAAGATTTCTTAAAGTCTGATTTTTCGATTAAAGACTTAGGTAATCTTTCTCCTTTTCTTTGCAGTTGCAAAGATTCTTTTCTAGCACCATCAGCAGCAGAGGCTATAAACGCATGATGAATTTGTTTAGTCTCTAACTCACGTTGTTTCGCTGGATCTAGATTGTCTTTGTTGATGTGAGTAAACAATCTACGAGTATGCCTACGATGCTTTTTGATACCAGCATTAGCTTGTTGTGCAGAATAATCTACACTTTCTTTATCAGTAAGAACTCGTAAAGATTGATCTTTATAGATCTCTTTAATAATTAAAGGTCTATTGATTGCTTCACGCAATTTCATTAGTCTTTCAATAACTTTAACCATACTAAAATCATCCCATTCTTTGTCTGGATAAACGCTGTAAAAAAACTCTTTGACTTGATGATGGGGTACAAGATCTCCTTTTTGGAGACCTTGCCAATCAATACCACTTATTCTTGGATTATCTATCATTAGTCAGCTACCTCTACTAATTCAGATGCAGAGAACCTACCGAATCTTGGCCTCCATGTACCTAATCCTTCAGCTTTTCCAGCCATAGCGATGATTCTATTAAGCTGAGATACACTTAATATCTCATCGTCAACCATTAAATCAAAAGTACATTTCCAATCTGGAAATAGTAATCTTTGTACCCAAACACCTCTTGATGTAAATGCTGTATTAGAAAAGTAACTTTGGTCTTTTGTGTACATTTCCAAAGCATCTTTTGACCCCTCATATTCGATTAATGGATCATTAGTAACGACAACAGAACGAAGAACGTCTTTACCTAACTTCCATTTGGTAGCAGCGTTTCTAAGACAACGCAAAAAGTTAGCACCTGGCATATATGGATCAGAGAATCCATCAAATTCGATAGAGTTTTTAGTTTCGTTAACTTTAACCTTACCTTCTTTTTTCCAATATCCAGAAAAAATCCAATCTAAAGCACGAAGGCAAAGATGATCTTCATCGTTTTTCTTTTTCTTACTAGAGAAGAATGCTTTTTGTTTTGCTCCTTGACCTAATGGATCAGAGTTTTGTACGTTTGAACAGAGAAGTCCAGCAGTTCCATGAACTGTGACTTTGTAGCTATTAAGTGCCATAATAAAAGTTTCCTTAACGGAGTGAAAGTTTAAATCCTTAACGGACTTTTTTATATTAAACATATATTATTTATATGTCAAATTTATATTATTTGTGTT